ACTCGATAAAAATGATAACGAAATCGAGACGAAGATCGATCAACTGCGAAAGGACATGAACGACAGGTTTAAGGAATTAAACGATGATTATATCGTGACAAAAACGGATTTACGGCACTACAACCAAAGGAATGCAACCCTGTATGGGATCCTTGGCGGTGCGGTTGTTTCTATTATTGTCGGGCTGGTCATTGCTTTAGTTGAACATTTAATCGCTAAATAACCATGAAAAAGAAAACAAAAGACATTTTTATGTATGCGCTGGCGGCATTCGTTATGCTGCTGATCTTTACCGCGGTCGGTTATATCCTGACCAAGGTTGTTCCTGCTGAAAACAAGGACATCGCACTGCTTGTCTTTGGGAACCTTATGAGCTGGGGCGGACTTATCGTCGGCTACTTCTTTGCGTCCTCAAAGGGGAGCGCCGAAAAGACCGATATCATTTCGAGAAGCGGACCTGTAGAACCTGAGAAATGAGAACCCTGATCATTCTTTTTATGGCGCTCGCGCTATTCGGTTGCAGAAGCGTCAAGAAGACCACGAAAGAGGTCTATGAGCACAAGGATTCGACGGTTTACACCAGCGTAACCACGGTCGATATCGATACCGTTATCGTTCCGTCGGATACTTCCGTCGTTGAAGCTACCCTTACCAAGGACGAATTTGGAAAGCTCTACATCGAGTCGATCAAACAGGATAAGGGAAAGGATATCAGTATCAGCTATACGGTTGAAAAGACACCTGAGGGCAAGACAAAGATCCGCGTCCAGGCAGTTTCCGATCAAAAGGAAGTACTTTCGCAAAACAAAATCACTGAAGTGGCTTCTACGAAGGTGGAGGAAAAGCAGGCGGTCGTGATCCAGACCACAAAGAAGAAAGGGATATCCCCCTGGAACCTTGCCTGGCTTATTCCGCTTCTTCTGATCGGAATTGTGATTTACCTGAAGCGAAAGACAATAGCAAAGTATTTACCATTCTAACACAAAAGTCATGGCCTGCAAATCAAAAGGAAAGGGCAAAGCGCCCGCGGCAAAGAAATCCCCGAAAAAGAAAAAGTAATGGATTTTCTTTATCTTGATACCGATGGCGTCGTAAAGATCGTCCCTGAAGCCCTGGAATATCCGGAAATTAAGGCGTTCAAGGACCATGATTGGCTCTCAAAAGCGATCAAATACGTCTATCATACCTATAAGTTCGAGCATCCCCTGGCCTCTTACGGCCGGGCCGACCGTTCACTGAAGGTATGCAAGACGTATTTCACGGAAGAACAGCCATCGACCTTCGAGTCCGATAAGAAAGTCGTGGCGCTGACCAAGCGCTACACAACCGACGCCATGTCTTCCTCGCAACGATTCTACCAAAAGCTGCAGGAAGATATGGACCGTCTCCGCGATCACATCGCAAATATTCCGTGGTGGACAAAAGAAGAAGTCGAAACCACAGTCCAGGTTGAATTCATGCGTGACGATAAAGCTAAGGAGGTGCGCGATATCACCACAAAGGTCATGGTCAACATGGATAATTCAAAAGCAAAGCTCGATGCGCTGAAACGGGCTGACGAGCTCATTAAGATTGAGCAAAGTATGCGCAAGTCCATAGCACAAGAAACCAGAGAATTGAAGTTAGAGAAATCCAGTGAACGATTATTTGACAGGCGTTGAGGTTCATTAATACGGATCTATTCTCTCCCGTTGCCAAAGGTCTCGATCTTCCAGATAAGGAGGATTATTTTCATAAGCAGCCAGGAGCCATCACAAAGGAATTCCTCAAGAAGGGGGATTACTTCATTGATGAACTCTGGTGGCATGTGCAGCAGGACCGTTGTTTGCACGGATACGAGGTTCCGAATGCCGTTGAAAAGGGCGGGGATGTTTTTCTGGACGACCAGGACGCTTTTTGGGACGGGAAGGATTGTTATATCCCATCTTACGACCTGATGTTCAAAAACAGTACCGTCAGGATCTCCGGACGGATGTACTGGTATCTTAATTTCTGGCCGATCTATCGTGCCGTTGAGGGTAGGATCTCGAAGACCTACGCGAATCCAAGATTTTTAGGGCTCGACTTTTTCTTCTTCCGCAGACTGGAAATGATGTTTGAGCTTATGAAGGACGGCCAGGAGCTCAAGGGACGTCAAGAAGGGTTCTCCATGAAGAACGCCGGAGGTATTGCCGGATATAATTTTAGCTTCGTGCCGGACTCCCAGACGTTGATCGTCGCCGGGATCCAGGACGACTCAGACTACACCTTCTCACAATGCTCCCTTGGCCTGGACCTTTTACGCAATACGCAGTTTTTCAAAGAAAAGGAAATTGACAACGAATCCCATGTGCAAAGTGCGAATACCGGCTCCAGCGTTCGGGCTGTCACGGCCAAAGATAACCCGCAGGCCCTTAGTAGGTTTTCTCCATTTTTTATCATATATGAGGAGGTCGGAAAGGGCAAGAAGGAATGGTCAATAAAAGTCAGCCGATACGTCAAGCCGTCCATCGTCACTGAAGGAAAGAAAACCGGCTGGCAGTTATTCATTGGTACTGCAGGGGAAGAGGGCGAAGGGATCTACGATATGGAAACCAGGCATTACGATCCGGAGGCCAATAACCTGCTTTCCTTCCCAAACACCTTTGAAGAGGACCGCCTTGGCCTGGATAAGCGGGTGGCTCATCACACCGGGAAAGACTGGTACCACATCGTTGATGTCTGGGGGAACCCTGAAAGGCGTAAGTCCATAGAGATCATCCGGGACGAACAGGCAAAGATGAGTGTCGAGGAAAGGCTGAAGGATATCACGCAGCGTGCGATCTGGGCCTCCGACGCATTCGCTACCGGTACGCTCGGTTTCTTTGGTGAAGACATCATTATCATGCTCAAGCGCCGTAAGATCTACCTACAGAGTCACAGCACAGCGAACATTATCCGCACCGGCCGGCTGGAGTTTATCGATCCTGAAAAGCCGCAGAAAGGTGTTCGCTGGAAAGCGGACGACAAAGGATGGCTCAAGATCCTGGAAGAACCGGAAGGAATCGACGAGAACGACGGTTACATGAACCTCTATTTCGCGGGAGCGGACTCGTATGACCAGGACGAGGCCTATACTTCCAATTCAAAAGGCGCTTTCTATATCCGGAAGATGTATCGTCCGGCCAGCGGATCCCCGCATTTCAATACTTATGTTGCCCAGGTTGTCGAACGGCCCACGGTCGAAGAAGGTGGCGCCGAAGAATTCTATAAGCATTGTGCCATGGTTTGCCTCTGGTTCAAAGCAAAGGTCAACATTGAATACTCCAACCTCAGGATCTTTGACTGGTTCATGAATCATAACCTGGATTATCTACTCATGGAACGCCCGAAGCTGGCCTTCGCGGGCAAGGTTATGAACAGCCTGGTCAGTAATCGTTACGGGACAGACCGTAGCTTAAAGCCACAGATCCTTGCCATTCTCAAGGACAGGCTCACAGAAGAATTTATCGACAGGATGTATTTTGTCGAACAGATCGATGCCCTCGCCAGGTTCAAATACGATCCGAGCGGAAAGAGGTATAATTGCGATATCACGGTTGCCACTGCGGAAGCGGAAGTGGCTGCAAAAGAGCAGCAGTTTTCAGTTGTAAAGTCAAGGGACGAGGCCGTAAAGGACAAGGGATATCTCGTGTATAAGCGGGATATGTACGGAAACCTGAAGGCCAGCGTAAACTAAAAAACATCGAAGATGGAATTTAACGACATATACGTTCCCGAATCCAAAAAGGACCAGTCGTGGATCGAGAGGCTAATCCAGTATTACAGGCTGATTGCAACCGACAGTGAGTATGGGAGGCAGGTTGATCAGAAGTGCTGGAAGTATTACAACAACCAGCTTCCGTCCGATCGCTTTGACTATTTCCTGAAGATTGGCAACTACGACTTGCCCGCGCAACCCAGGCATATTCCCCTGCAGCGTCACCTTATCGACGTGCTCGTTTCCCAACAGACTAAGCGTCCGTTCATCTCCACGGTCATGTGCACCGACTCCAGGAGCGTAAAAGAGCGTCAGACGCTTATGGTGAAAAGCGTGATCTCCGACCTTATGGCAATGGTTGAGCAGAACATCTTCAAGAACGAGGCTCAGGTCCAGCAGTTACAGGAACAGCTTGCCATGATCGAGCAGCAGCTTCAGGTGCAACCTCAAAGCCAGGAAGAGGCTATGCAGATCCAAAAACTGAAACAGGCTTATCCGCAGATCCGCGCCCAGTTATCGTTTGTCCAGGGACAGATCGCCAGGTCTTCCGACGATCTGCAGGAGAAACTTCAGGAACTCGAGCGTTACTATACTTACGATTGGCAGGATTGGAAAGAAGCGGCCGCCCAGAAAAGGCTCGTCCATCTTTACAAAAAGCACAAAATCAAAAGCAAGTCAAAAACGGCTTTTCTGCATAAGGCAGTTACCGGTAAACAGTTCTATTATGTAAACCTGAAGCCCGGGCAGCGCACTCCGGACTATGAAGTGATTGACAGTAGCATGGTGACTTTCCCGGTCATTGATGGCGTCCAGCGGGTGCAGAACGGCCCCTGGGTAAAGCTGACGAGTTACAATTCTTACCAGGCTATTGTCGAACAATATGGAGACGAAATCGAGTCAAAGTACGGAGAAGAAGCACTTAAGGGACTGGCCACAGCATTCTATGCTTCAACATCAGCACAAAAACAGTGGTCAAGCACGCCGGCCGGTGACGTGTTTCTTGGGAACTATTCTCCCTATGCCGGAACGAATGAAGTTGCCCAGGGGATCATCGTCGAAGAGATCTGGGTCCGTGTTCCACGCAAGATCAAAACAAAGTATTCGCCCAACCCATACAAGCAGGATGAGGTTTTCAGGCATTTTCTGACCAGCGGAAAAGTGATGATCGATGAAACAGAATGGAGGTATGATTCCAAAAAGTCAGCATATATCAAGAAGGACAATCCCGCTATCATTAAGCCTAAGACTGAGGTGGAAACTTACAACTCGTCAAAAGGGCAGAAGATCAAAACCTTTTTCCTGTCGGATATTTACCAGGGCGTGGTGATCGATGGGAAGTATATCGTATGCGAGGGGCTTATGCCATACGCGCTGAGGCACCCGGACGACTGGAACGATATCAAACTACCAATCTTCGGCAGAACCTTCTCCAGCGTCTCAGAAAAGCCCTACAGCCTTATCTGGACGACCAAGGATATCCAGGAGCTTTACGACATCATTCATACTCAAAAAGAGCTCATGATTGCCCTGGCTGGCACGAAAACGATCTTCTACGACAAGGGGCAGAAGCCCGGAGATCTGAAACAGGACGAATTCTTCTACCAGATGAAGAAGGGTATTGCCTACGTCGAGACGATCACTCCGGAAGGACAACGCGTTCAGAGCACGTTCAATCAATGGGCTATGGTTGACCTTTCGCTTTCCCCGGCCATTCAGTATCTTGATCTGATGTCAAAGAGCCTGGAAGAAACGATGGGAAACATTATCGGCGTTCCGCGACCGGCCCAGGGACAGGTTGTCAACAGCGACCAGGTTGGAACCTATATGGAGAGCATAAACAGGGCCATGCTGATCACCGAAGTCCTGTATTTTGACCACGACGAGATCGAAGCTGAGGCGCTTACGCAGCTTTTGAACCTGGATCTGAACTTCTGCATGGACAATGGAGACGTTTTCGAGGTCCTTGGAAAGGATTTTGGAAGAGAGATCGTTACGATATTGCCAAAGATGTTCGAGGGAACCTATACCGAGATTATCGTCGGAGACCATTCAGAGGAAAAGAAAAAGATTGCCAGGCTCGAGGAGCTGGCTTCCCTGGGATTCAAGACCGGGAACATTCCGTTCGAGAACTTGCTGGATATCTTCCAGAGCGATTCAGTCGTTGAGCTTGCCAAAAAGGTCCAGTACTTTACCAAGCAGGCTCGCAAGCTGGCTGCCCAGGCCCGGGATGCTGAGCATAGGAATGAAATGGAACTTGAACAGGCAAAAGTTCAGTTTGCCAATGAATTTGAGGGCTACTGGAACGAGCAGGCCAACAAAATCGAACAGGCAAAACTTATCCTGGAAGAGAAGAAAGCACAGATCGATGCCGACCTTGCATATCGTGCGCAGAAACTCAATGAAACCCTGGGATTGCTTGACCGGAACATGAAGGCTATGGAACTGGCCAACGAGCAGGATAGCGAAAACCGCGCGGCCGATATCAACGAGCGTAACAATAATGTCAACGCTCAGCTGCAGACGCTTAAACTGCAGGTGGAAACCATGCTTAGTTTCCTGCAGCTCGGGATCCAGGAAAAGGGACAGCTTATCAAGGGTGTCACGGACATGAAAAAGATCGAGGTTGATAAGATTAAGGCCCGGAAAATGACAAAAGAGCACGTAAGTGACCGTTAATATATTGTTAAATTCTAAAAGTTAAAGACAATGGGACAAGAAGATCAGAACAAGTTTGACAGGGACGCCTACATCAGGGAGATCAAAGGACTTCCCCCTGAAGGTGATGGCGGCGGAGATAATGGCGATGGCGGAGCCGGCGATGCCGGTGACGGTGGAGCCGGTGATGGCGGTGCCGGTGGTGGTGCAGGTGGAGAAGGTGGTGGTAGCCAGACCGATTTCGTAGCCAGGATTGAGGCAACCCTGAAGCAAAAGGATCCCAATTACGTTTTACCCGAGTACATTCGTACCGGTGAAACGAATGGGATCAAACTAACCGACCAGCAAATCACTGAGGCGCTGGCAAAAGAACTGGCTAAGGCCAATACGACAGACACATTCATGCAGGAGTACATGGAGGCTTCCAAGGACCCGAACTTCAATCGCCAGGAGTGGCTGAAGAACCGGATGGAGGAAAACGCGTTCCTGGAATTGAATGGGGATGAGTTTCTCCGTTCTTACTTGAAAATGCTCTACAAGGAAGACACGGATATCACCGATGAGGATATTGAGGCGGAACTGGGCAATATGACTAAAATCGCGAAGAAACAACTTGAAAAAGATGTGAAACAGCAATTCAAGGAAATGAATCAGGGCGGTGGTGGTCAGCAGAGGCGTGACGTTCCGGATCCGGAGATTACTCCGGAGATGGTCCAGATGCAGAAGCGTATTGACGCAGACGTCTTGAATTATACAAATGCGATCCGCGATAAAGGCGTGATCGGCGGCTTCCAATTTGCCGAGGCAGACAGGGGCCAATTTATTGAAGATTTACCCACGTTCACCAAGAAGACCGTTCGCGAAGCGAATGGCCGCAAATTCGTGGCGAGCGACGCAGACCAGGTATTGACGGAAATCCTTATCAATCCCAAAGCTGTGCTCGACATCCTCCCGTATCTGTGGCTAAAGAAAAATGGGAAACTGGACGGGTATTTCTCGGGTGCGGTCGAACGCACAAAGGAAGAGTTAGAAAAGAAATTAGGAACAGATCCAAAGCACCAGAGAGGAGTAGCCCAGGACAAGGGATTCAATCGGGAGAAGTTTTCCCAGGATGCCAAAAACCAGAGCTGACAAATCATTATTATTGGAGAAATCGTAAACCCCTAAAAAATCTAAAAAAATGGGACGTTTATTACCTGGCCCGAGAGA